ACCAGGCTCTCTTCAGTCACGAGGCCGGGGAAGTAGTCGAAGGCGCTATTCGTCAGCGGACGCTGCGTCGAGCCGTCGTAGTAGGAAAGGGCCGGCACCTGGCCGGGCTTAGATTCAAACGACCACCGCGACGCGCGGGCCGTAGGCGTCAGCAGCTCGTCGGCCGTGACAAGCCCGTATTCGCCAGTGACCTCGAGGGCATACGGGTTATCCTCGAACCGCTCGTTCACCGACACTTTGCGAAGCCGCAGCAGCGTGTGTATCGGGTGGTACGCGCCCCACGCTGTGCCGGCCGTGGCCGCCATGATGGTGTTGATGTCGGGCGGGCCGTTGCTGTTTGTCAGCGTGTCATCGCTGAGCATGCACACCCAGCGACGCTTGGCCGTGCCGCCGGTCGAGCCCACTTCGTTCTCGAAAGTGCGGGCCAGTTCTCTGGTTGCGACGATAGTGCCTGGCATCAGTTAAATCCTGCGAGACGTGCGCCGCCGACGATGGCGACGGGCGTGTTGAAGTAGTTTCCGGCCGCCTGGGCGATGCCGCCTGCGATCAGCTGCAGCTGCTTCGTCTGCAGCCGGGCCTCGATCAACGCAGGGTCTTGCGCATTGGCGGCGAGCCCGAGGACCAGGGCTTGCCCCTCCTGCGTGCGAATGTCGGCGGTGTTCACTGTGCGAGAGCCGAGGGTATTTAGCTCGGTGATGCGGGCCACCTGGCGGTTAAACTCGGCTTCCTCGGCCTTGCGGCGTTCCTCGGCCAAGCGGGCCTGCTCTTGGGCGGCTGCCTGTTGCTGCTGTTGCTGGGCCTTGGCGGCCTCTTCCTGCTGCTTGATGAATTGCTCTTGGAATAACTGGCGCTGCCTGGCGGCACCGCTGGCGATGTCTTCTTCCTTCGCCTTCACCTGGTCGAGCTGCTGCAGGCGAGTCAGGGCAGCCTGCTGGGCTTCGCCGTCGCCGGCCTTGCGGGCCTCGGCGGCTGCCTGCTCGGCGCGGGCGATCTCGGCGTTGATCGCCACAAGGTTCTCGGCGGCTGCGATGCGCTCCTGGTCGCCACCGACTTGCTGCTGCTTGATGAGGTTGTTGACCAAGTCTTCCTGCTGCAGCCGAACCTTGGCGGCCTCGTCTTCGGCTTTCTTGCGTTCGGCGGCAGCGTCTTTCTCCAGTTGAATTCGTTGGTCGAAAAAGTCCCTTTGTCGCTGTACCTCAGCCTCGTATTCCTCTTGCGAGAAAAATCCAGCCTGCGTCTGCGCCTGTAGTTCTTTCACGCCATCGGCAAATTCCTGCGCCGCACCAATTCCGTTTAGGCCAAACTCCGTAGCCTTCTTGGATGCTTCATCCAGCATCTTGTTGGTGCCTTCGAAAGCCTGCTCGAAGCCTTGGCCGAAGCCTTGCTCCAGGGCCTGCTGCTGCTCTTCCAGCCTTGCCTTCAGCGCGTCGAGCTCGGCCAGCCTTGCCTGTGCATCCTCGCCGCCCTGCTCGGCGACCGCAGCCCGCTGCCGCTCGACGGCGGCCAGGTCTTCCTCGAGCTTGCTGGCGGCGTCACCGGTCTTTAGCAGGGCATCGACCCGCTTGCCGTCAGCCTCGGCCTGTGCGGTCGCGGCGTCCTTGGCCTTCTCCCTCGTCTGCAGTTCCTTGTCCAGTTCGGCGTTCACGTTTTGCATGAAGCCGTTCATGATCTTGATCTGGTCGGCCGTTAGGCCGCCCTCTTCGGCCATGCGCTGAAACGTGTCGAGCGTGGCTGTGGACTGCTGCAGGAACTCCGACGCACCCTCTGTGCCGCTGGCCAGGAACTGCTGCAGCCGCTGCTCGGTCTCGTCGAGGTTTGTAGTGATCTTTACCTCTGGCGCACGGGCCGCCTCAACGGTCTGCCGAAAGCCTTGAACGTAAGCCGTTGCGGCACCCTCGCCTCGGGCCGTCGCGGAGCCGTCGCCTTCGCCTAAGCCGACCGCATTCAGTCCTGACTGGAATGAGTTTGCACCGGCCTCCAGAAACTCCTGCTGATTCTTTGCCAGCTCGGCAGATGCAGCTGCGGCCAGGTCTGCACCGTACTGCTGCAAATCGTCCGACACCCACGAGCCAACCGCCTCGAGCAGCTTGGCAAATCCTAGCGTCAGCCCGTTGCCGATCGTCTCGAACAGGTTGAAAACTTGCCGAAGCGATTCGGTGATGGCCGTGAAAGCGTTGGCCACGAACTGAAACACCGCACTGGCGGTTTCGATCGACTCCGTGAAGCCGATGAAGTTGCCGACGAACTGATCGAACACGCCTGCGAAGATCTCGGCCCCTTGTAGCAGCACATCTGTGATCGCGTTGGCGATCCCGGTGCCGCCCTCGCCCTGAGCGCCGCTCCACTCCTCCACAAACTTCAGGAACTGGTTCGTCACGTCCGTGACGGCCGGGGCAAGGTTGCCGATCACTTGTCCGATGATTCCTTCGATGGTGGCACTCACCAGGTCGAAGGCATCGTTCATGTCGGCCACGTTGTTGATCTGCGTCTCGCTGACGATGATGCCCAGCCGCTCGGCCCTGGCCCGCAGCTCTTCGATGCTGGCGGCACCCTCACGGAAGAGCGGGGCGAGCGCCGCCCCTTGCTTGCCAAACACTTGAACGGCAGCGGCAGCACGATCGGCAACCGTGGGCAACTGCGCGATGGCGTCGCCAATGGCCGAGAACTGCTGCTCCGGTGCCAGTGCCTTCAGTTCAGCAACCGATAGCCCGATGCCACGCAGCGACTTATCGAAAGCGTCCCCGGCATTCGCCTTGCCGATGTTCACGGCTAGCTTCTGAATGGCCACGCCGAACTGCTCGGTGTCCACGCCGGCCATCTTGGCCGCAAGCGAGTAGCCCTGCAGAGCCTCCACGCCAATGCCTGTGCGGGCACTGAGATCATTTAGCGAGTCGAGCGACGAACTTACGTTGCCGGCTAACGTCAGCACATTCTGTGCTGCGCTCGTGAACGCGCTGCCGAGGGCCGTAAACCCGTCCACAAGCACGCGGCCGATCTCGATGGTGCTCAGCGTGCTGACGCCCCGGTTCAGCTTGTCGAGGCTTTGCGTGGTCTTGTCGGCTTCGCCAGTGAAACGCTGCAGGCTCTTCTGGTTCTGGTCAACGATCTTCTGCAGCAACTGTAATGCCTTGTCGGCGTCTGACAGACCCTTGGTCATGCCAGAGGCATTGGCAGTCATCTGCATGCCTACGCCGATTACAGTAGCCATAACTCACCCACCGAAAAAGTTCTTCAGTTGCTTGATCTGATCCACCATCTGCTGCTGATGCTGCGGCGGTTTGTCGAGCGGCACGAAGTCTTCGGCCCGTGGTGCCTTACCCTTGGCGGAATACGGGGCAAGCACCGCGCTTGCTATCAGTCCCGTCTCCCGCCACGAATCCGGCAACGCCTCGAAATACCTCGTGTACGCCAGCCACTCCGCAAACTCGACGGCCGACATGCGCCGCTCGAGCTCGCCCACAGTCATCTTCAGGTGCCCCGCCAGACGAAACAGAAAGCGCCTCGTCGGGCGGATGCTTAGTTTTTTGCCAGTTCCTCTACGTCCTTCTCAGTGATCGCGTTGTGTGCGGCTGCCTTGTCGAAGAGCCGGCCGACCACCTTGGCAGACTTCGCCGCCAGCTGCTCGATCTGCTCATCGCTGAAGAGCCGCTGGCCAGCCTGGTCGCACAGACAGCGTGCCAAGAACTTCGCACGGAAGTTGTCCACGCCCGTCTCGCGCTTGCCGACCCATTCCTTCTGGTAGCCGTCGAGCTCGCCCACGGTCATCACGCGGATATAGACTTCTCCGCCCCACTCCTTCACGCTGACCTTCAAGAGTCCGAGATCGTCAGCCGCCAGGATCTGCTCTGCCGTCAGTGCCATCGTTACTCCTTCACGATTTTGAACGTGGCCGAATACCGGGCCACATCATTGACCTTCCCGGCGAGCTGCAGTGATTGGCAGATGGCCTTCGTCGTGAAGGTCATGCCACCACCAGAAAGATCAAGCACAGCCTTCAGGCCGTGCTGGGCCATCGTGATGTTTGCAGTCGCCAGGCACGCTATCTCTATAGTGCCTGCGTCAAGCGCAAACGTGCTGTCTCGGCCGATCGGCAGGCTGCCACCGGCGACCACCTTGATGTCGGTGACTTCGCCGAACGCCGTGGAATTCCACGTCGCGGTAACGCCTGCACACTCGGTAGCCATGACGGTCCTCCGTCAGGCTTAGTAGCGCGCGACCTTAAATGTGACCTGGCCCCGCACGGCGTCGTTCGTGGCAAACGTCAGCGTGGACGCAGAGACGGTAGCGGCTGCACTGATCGCCGCCACGCCGCCGACAGTCAGGGCAAGCGTGCCCGTGCTGGCATCCTTGATGATGTTCGTGCCGAGGTAGTCCACCACGACTTCGCGGCCCGTGTCAGTCGCCGAGCCTTGGAGCGGGCGGCTGATCGTGCGAACGCTGTTGCCAGTGGTCAGGCCGAGATGCGAAACGTCGATGGTGTCATCGGCGGCCGGGTCCGTGTTGCTTACGACGATGTTCGTGACGGTGAACGCTGTGCCACCGAAAGAAAACGTGGTCCCGGTTCCATCATGCGGCGTAGCGGACATGCTCTAAGTCTCCTGCCAGAGGACGTTGAAAGTCTGGGTTACTTGGTACACCGGCGGAAGGTCGCCGCCTGCCAGCTGCACGAAGTCATCGGATTCCTGCTCCAACGACACATGCTTCACCTCTGTATTGTTCACGGTGCCCCCGTAGCCATCCAGAACCAGACGCACGGCGTCGGCCAGTTCCCGTACGTCTTCGTAGGTGGCGGCGAAGGACTGCATTTCCACGCTCACGTTGGGCACTCCCATCGGCCCGGCCAGCGTGTGCTCCCGGCTGATCGCCGAACGACGCCATGTGATAAACGGCAGGGCCGCAGTCTTCGGGGCCAAGAGCGGATAGACGCGGCTGCCCACGATGGATGACGTGACGGTGTTCGTCACCAGGGCAGTGCGGAGGACGGCTTCGGGGGATTTCATGGCGTGGCCTCTCTAGCCGAAGAGCCGGTCGAGGATCTTCTTTTCCCGGTACGAGTTGTAGGTGGTCTGCAGCCCGCGCTTCGTGCGGCCCTCGAGCTCGTCCCATGCCTTCTCAATGCGAGCACCGAGCTGCAGCCGAAGTTCGGCTTCCATTTCCGGCCTGGCTCGATTGAAGGCCGTCTTCACCGGGGGCACTCCGGTGCGACCACCCACCGGCATCTTGCCGAGATTCACGACCTGGCCAGCCTTTGCCGTCTTGAAAAACGCTTTCGGCGGCTTCGGGCTTGTGACAAGCTTGCCAGCGTTGCGGCCACGCTTTGGATTCAAGATCGTGAACCCACCGCGCACGTACTGGCTGTTGTTGAGGCTGCTGCTTTTCCAGCTCGACGCAAACCGTCCCTTTTTCGTTTTGCGTTCCTTCGTGCCGAACTCAAGGAAGCCTTGGTGGTAGCCCTTGCTCTCGCCACCCCACGAGTAGCCAACTAAGCCCACGGCAGTTCCATTTCTGGGGTAGGTCTTGACCTTCGTCTTGATGCTTTTCCGCAAGTTTCCGGTTGGCCCCTTTGGAGTGGTTTGCCGCAGCGCCTTGAGGCCAGGCTGAATGGCCTTGCGCAACGCCGCCCCAAAGTGCTTCGCCGCAAGATTCTTTGGCAACTTTGCCAACTCGGCCCGCAGCTCTTCCATGTCGGGGAAGTACATATCGACGCTAAGCGTGGAATCTCGCTTTGCCTTCGCCATCTACTGCTGCTCCTGGCAAATAGCCTCGTGCTCACTGCGGTTGCCGTGCTCGAGCAGGCTGACGATTTCCAGCGTGCGGGAACGCCACGAGAAACGGTGCTGGCTCGTCAGTCCCGGGAGGTAGCGGAGCCGCACGCGGTGGCTCACGGTCGTTTCCTGCTGGCCGGAGATCAACGCTTCGCGTGCCGAGACGCCTTCGACGCTTGCCCACACGGCGGACGAGTTGGCCCACGTCAGCACCGTCTCGCCGAGGGCATTGGTCGCGCCGCTGGCGATCTGCACTGTGACACGCTCGCGGAGCTTGCCGGGGTCGATCATCGGTAGGAGCCCCACTTCTGCGAGTCCAGGAGCGACTGCACGCCGAAGGGGATCTCGTTGCCACTCATGGAGTCGGCAGCCATCCGGCGCTCGTACCACATGCCCACCAGCATCAG